GAGAAGAAAGTTTATATACTAAACAAATTGAAATTCTTACTAATAAAATTACACAGCTAGAAACAAAGATTGAATTACTTATTGAAGAAAACATACAACTAAGGGTTAAAGTTGTTAAGATGGAAGCGCGATTAATAAATAGTGCAAAAAAAAAAGTAAATAGAAAAAGAGATGAGAAAGGTTAATAAAATTGTAATACATTGTACAGCTACCAGAGAGGGTAACAATGTAAGTCCAGCCACTATAAAAAGATGGCATTTAAACAGAGGTTTTTCAGACATAGGTTATCATTATATCATAGGTATTGAAGGCAAAATAAATGCTGGTAGACCAGTATCAAGAGCTGGCGCACACGTTAAGAACGGTAACAGCGATTCAATTGGTATTTCCTATGTAGGCGGTTTAGATGTTAACGGAAAAGCAAAAGATACAAGAACAGAAGCACAAAAAGCATCATTAATTAAAATACTTAAAGTATTAAAAAACATTTATCCACAAGCAAGTATTCACGGACATAGAGACTATTCACCTGATAAAGATGGTGATGGAGTAGAGGAACACGAATTTATGAAAATGTGTCCTTGTTTCTCAGCAGAAGTAGAGTATTTAGAGCTACAACCAAAATCTTTCAAACCAAAATCAAAAAAAGCAAAGGATAAATTAAATGGAAAAAAATCAAACTAACTTAGAGGACTTAATTAAGAAAATGGAAAACTTACCAGTTCCAGAAAGAACTTGTAATATTGATGATGAAAGTTGTGAAAGCTGTAGTGGATGAAACAATTAAAAGACACTAAAATAGGAAAGTTTTTAGCTGAGAAAGCACCTCACGTTTTAGATGTTGCTGGTTCTTTATTACCTGATGCTGGTTTATTAGGTGTTGTTAAAAATTTAATTGATAAAGACCCTAACCTATTACCAGAAGATAAACAACAAATTCACGAGCAATTAGTAGAATTATACAAGTTAGAAGTAGAAGATAGAGATAGTGCAAGACAACGCGAAGTTGAAATTACTAAAGCTGGTGGAAACGACTGGATGATGAATGTAACTGGTGTTGTTGGGTTATCTTGTTTTATGTTTGTAGTTTATGCAGTTGTATATATACCTGAAGTTCTACATAATGAATTATTTGTTCATTTAATGGGTATGGTAGAAGGTGTTGTTATTGGCAATATCTTTGCTTTTTATTATGGCACAAGCTCCAAAAAAAACTAAATAATTTATTTTTATTATATTTAACAAAATTGTTAAATGAAATCACACAAAAAAAGGTGGAAAGATAAAGGTAATCCACGTTACCGCCTCAACTCAGACGAGGCACAAATTATAGATGATTATAGAAGGTTAAAACAAGAAGCAGAAGCAGAAGGTTTAAATCCTAACGATATTCATAGTGGTTGGATAAAGAACAAGAAAGCCAGTTTATATTTTAAGAATCCTAATTTTAATAAAAACGATTTAAAAGGTTTTAAGGAAGAATTATTAAAGGACTTAAAAGAATACTCACCAAACTTTCAAAAGGTTGTTAAACCTAAAGTAAACGATGGCCACTGCCTTTTAATATCACCAGCAGATATACACATTGGTAAATTATGTAAATCTTTTGTAAGTGGTGAAGAATATAATAAGCAGATAGCAGTTCAAAGAACATTAGAAGCTGTTGATGGTATATTACAAAAGAGTAATGGTTTTAACATAGATAAATTAATACTATGTATTGGTAATGATGTAATGCATATTGACACACCAAGTGGTGGTAAAACTACAAAAGGAACTGTTCAGGATACAGATGGAATGTTTTTTGAGCATTTTCATATTGCAAAACGTTTATATATTAATATTATTGAAACATTAGTTAGTTTCTATCCTGATTTACACGTTGTTTATAATAGTAGTAACCACGATTATTTGACAGGTTTTTGTTTAGCAGATACAATATCAACTTACTTTAGAAATAGCAAGAACATCACTTTCGATATTAGTTTACAACATAGAAAGTATTATACTTATTATAATAACTTAATTGGCAGTACTCACGGAGACGGTGCTAAATGGGATTTATTACCATTACTAATGGCAGATGAATGTAAAGAATGGAGTGAAACTAAATACAGATATATGTTTGCACACCACGTTCACCACAAAGTAAGTAAAGATTTAATTGGTTGTAGTTTAGAAAGTTTAAGAAGTCCATCACCAGCAGATAGTTGGCATCATAAAATGGGATATACTTCATCTAATAACCAAGCAATTGAAGGTTTTATCTTCTCTAAAAACAATGGCCAAGTAGCTAGAATTACACATTTATTTTAGAATTAACATTTAATTGTTAATAAAGTTTTTATAGTGTTTTGTAATTTGTATTATAATTATATATATATTTACATCATAAACTTAAAAATTATGAAACAATCAATTATAGAAAACGGAACAAAAAAATATTTAGTTCAATTTATTGGAAAACCTTATTTAATACCAAGTTTTGAAGATTACAAAGAAAGTTTTATTAATAATGAAATTTACAAAGTTTTTAAAATGAATAATGGAGAAATTGTTATTGAAGGAAAGTTTGTAAATGAATTAGATAATGTAAAAACTTGTAAAAGAAGTTTTATTGCATACAATAAAGAATTTTATAAAAATAATTTTAAATATATAAACAAATAAAACAAACAATTATGAGCAGAGAAATATCATACACAACAAGAACCTTTTACGTACCAGCAGAGAAAATAGAAACGCTGGTAAAGTTTCAAGGCAAATGCAAAGAGAATGGACACAAATCTTATTCTGAAGTATTACTTAGTTTAATGGAGAAATATAATGAGCAATGATACATTATCCTCATCCACACAACGAACAGCACCACAACGATAATATTAACAATTGGTGGGCATACGAGACTAACAGATACTTGCAGGATAGATTACGCAACTTAGTAATAAGAGCTAACTGGAACAAACGTATTATCTGTAGAATACACCTAACAGCAAATGATTTAGAAATACATCAACATAGGTTTGAAAGGTTTATTACACAATTAGAAAACATTGACAAGCAATTAAAAACAATTGCAATGCAATACAACGAAAAAAGAATGAATAAATTAAAAACTATATTTACTAAAATTAAAAATTATGAAAATTAAAGAATTAGCACAAAAATATGATTTATCAAAAGATGACTTTTGGGAATTAAAAAGAGGTACAAGAAGTATGTGGATTATTACTCACGATGCTTGTGAAAAGATAGCAGCAAAAGAAAACATACAATTTGGCGCGCCAACTATATACAGAGATAGCAACCAAGATGTTGCAATAGTAGGAGATGCAAAACGTGGTAACAAAGTTATTTGGAGTACTGGTGAAGCATCACCTAAGAACTGTAAAGCTCCTTATATGTTTGCAATGGCTGAGAAACGTTTAAAAGATAGATTAGTACTAAAATTAATTAACGCTTACGAATATGGTATTTATTCAGATTCTGAAGCTGATAACTTTAAGAAACAATGATAGAAACAAATATTACAGAATTAGCTACTCTTATTATGACAAGCATATTTTTTGGAATCGTATTAGCTATGGCAATCAATACCTATTCAAAATAAATTAAAAACTATATTATGAAAAAGAATCACTTGAGTTACTCGGCTTTATGTCAGTTTAAGAAATCTCCTAACCATTTACTTGCTTACTGGAACAAAGAATTAAAAACTACAGATGCAATGCAATTTGGAACTTTAATACACAAGATGTTATTAGAGCCAGATACATTTACAAAAGAGTTTGCAATCTTTGAAGGTGCAAGGCGAGCTGGTAAACAATGGATTGAGTTTAAAGAACAAAACGAAGGCAAAACACTAATTAAGCAACAAGAATTAGATGATGCAAATAAAATAATTAACAACGCTATGTTGCATCCAGTACTTACTGAAATGATGCAAAATAAAGTAGATACTGAAATTAAGTTAGAGTGGCAACATAAAGATGTTAATTTTAAGGGCTTTGCAGACCTTCTAACAACGTTTAATGGTAGAAAGTGTATAGTAGATATAAAAACTACTAATGATGCTGGAAAACGCTTTGAACGTGATTTATACTATAATGATTATAAAATGCAGTTAGCAATGTATCAAGACCAATACGATAAAGATACAGATGCTTACATTGTAGCAATAGAAACTACAACACCATTTAATGTACAGATATATAAATTAGATGATAGTTTATTATTTAAAGGTTGGATGGATTACGATTATTATACAGATAAATTCAAAGAATGGAACGGAGAACCTCAGGGCTATCAAAATTCAATAGTAGAAGTAAAAATAGAAACAGAAGAAATATTATGAAGAAGTTAGCAATAATAGGTGGTTTATCTTTAATGACTGCTGGTGCAACTAATATGATTATGCACAAACAAAAGTTAAATTTAAATCCTAATACATTTGCTATAGCTACAGGTAGTTTTTTTGTAGCTGTAGGAGTAACATTTAAATTTTAATGATTAAAAAAGAATGGCATTGGATGCCAGATTATAAACAACAAAAACAAATAACAATGGATAAAAAAGAAGAAACAATATATTGTGGAAGTGGTAAAGTTATGAATCCTAAATGGTTAAAAGTAACTATTAATCCTACTAAAATCGCTGATTACATACAAGAGTATAATGGCAACAAATTCATCAAACTAAATATTAATTTAAAAGATGAAGCTGACCAATATGGTAAAGATGTTAGTATTAGTGTAGATACTTGGAAGCCAGATGCTGAAGCACCTAAAGTTGAAGCAAGTAATACTTCAAACGATTTACCCTTTTAAGTATTATGAAACAATCAAAAATCTTAACCGCATTGGGTTTGAGTTCGTTAGATGTACAAAATATGTTGATGAACGGACAAACGATGCCTGAGATAGCAAAGAAGTATAATATTACTTATATTTCATTGGTACAGGCATATCAAATTCAAAAGAAAGGTTTTAAGTATATTGATTATATACAACCAAAAGAAGAAGTGAAGGATATAAAAAACGTATCCTTCGCTTTTGATAAACTATATACAGAAGAATCACTTAATGAAGATGAGCTATTAGCTTACTATAAATACGAACAAAAAAATAAAGCATATTATGGAAGTTACTAAAAAAAGATATGATTACTCTAAAAAAGAAGGTGATAGAGTTGAAAATGATTTAAAAGAAAAATTAAAATTATTAGGTTACACTGTAAAAGAATCAACAGTTGAACAAGATAGATATAGTCATATAGATTTTTTTGTTAATGGTTTTGGCGTTGATGCTAAAGCAAATAAACATTTAAATAATGTAAGGCTTGAAATAACTAATGTGAATGGTAATAATGGTTGGTTAAAAGGAAAAGCATTTTATATAATATTTGAAATAGTAGAATTAAATTGTTATTCTGTATTTAAAAGAATTGATTTATTAAATTATGCTTTAACCTTTAAAGAACGTACTGAAAGTAAAGATGAATTTTATAAAATATATACAAGAAAAAAATGGAATAAAAAAGATGAAATTATTAAAGTAAAATATAATGACATAAAACAATATGAATTAAAAAAAATAAATAAATAAATATTTTTATATATTAAACCAATCAAATCAAACTAATCAATTATGAAAGAATTACCATATTTTAAATTTTATCCTAATCAATGGATTACAGGCAGTATATCATTTATGGACTTAGATGTTCAAGGTGCATTTATGAAAGTCTGCTGCTACTACTGGAGCAAAGAATGTAAAGTTTCCAGAAAACAAATTAAATCTTTAATACCTAAACAATGGAGTACTTTGTTAGATGCTGAGTTATTTAAGATAGAAGAAGAAGCTATTAGTATTAAATGGTTAGATGAACAATACCAGCAACGCTTAGTAGAACACAAGAGAAATGTTAGCAACGGAAAGAAGGGGGGCTTAAGCAGGGCTCAAGCATTAAGAAAAGAAAAGAAAAGAAAAGATAATTACGCAAATGATAATTTATTAAAAGTAAATGATGAAGTGCAAAAACTTCTTGACCAATGATATTAGAAGATAAAGCCACAGTACCGTATTTAAAAGCATTTAAAGAAGGTAGAATTAAAAAAGGTGTTGGCATTGGTTGTTTATTAGATGATTACTTTCTTTATAAGAATGGCAACTTTAATATGTTTTTAGGTTTAGATAATGTTGGTAAAACTAATTACATATTATGGTACTTAACTGCACTAAGTAAAATACACGGTAAGAAGTGGTGCATCTGGTCAGGTGAAAACAACGCTGGACAATTGAAGCGAGATATAATACAAATGTGGACAGGTGAAACAATTAAAGATTTAAATGAATATTTATTTTACCACGATGAGATTAGTAAATATTTTAAATTTATTGATAATAGAAAACTTTACAATCATAAAGAATTACTAAAGATATTTGAAGCTGAAGATTGTGATGGTTGTTTTATTGACCCATACACAGGTATAAACCACGATAGAAGAATTTCACAATTTGAAAGAAACTATCAAGTTTGTAATGATGTTAGAGAGTTTTGTAATAAAACAGGCAAAACAATGTTTATTGCAATGCATCCACAAACAGAAGCTGCAAGGCGTGTATATCCACCAGACCATCAATTAAACGGACATATACAACCACCAAGAAAAGCTGATTCTGAAGGTGGCCAAGTTTTTCCAAACAGGGTGGACAACTTCCTTTGTTTACACCGTTTGATATCACACGATAAATTGTGGATGATGACAGAAGTACACGTATATAAAATAAAAGATAAAGAAACTGGTGGCAAACCTACAATGTTAGGCGAGCCACTAAGATTTGATTACAATAATGGATTAGGATTTACAATTGGTGGTAATAACGTATTAAAACAAAAAAAATGAAGATATTAAATTTATATGCTTGTTTAGGTGGTAACCGTTACAAGTGGGATGAAGTTACAGATATAGAAGTAACTGCTGTTGAATTAGACCCAGAGGCAGCAAGATTGTACCAAGAGAGGTTTCCAAATGATAAAGTAATAGTAGCAGATGCACACCAATATTTATTAGACCATTACAAAGAATTTGATTTTATTTGGAGTTCACCACCTTGCCCAACACATAGTAGAGTAAGGTTTAGTCAAAAACACAAAAATGAACCAAAATATCCTGATATGAAATTATATGAGGAAATTATTTTTTTAGATAAATATTTTAATGGAAAGTATTGTGTTGAAAATGTTATTCCTTTTTATGAACCATTAATTCCTGCAAAAAAAAGAGGTAGGCACTTATACTGGACTAACTTTAATTTACCAAATGTGCTAAGTGACAGAAAAGTTCGAATTAGTGCTAATGAGGGTGAACATATAGAAGTAAACAATTTAAGTAAGTTTCACGATTATGATTTTTGGAAGTATAAAAAACAAGTAAAAGGCAAACAAAGAATAGTTAAAATGGCAAGAAACTTAGTAGACTATGAAGCTGGTAAAACAATATTAGAAACAGCAGTAGGAATAACTAGAAAACAAAATGTAAACCAAACAGAATTATTTTAAAACAAAAACAATGAGATATAAATATGAAAACATACAAGAGTTTATGAATTATAAAACTTGGAGTAATAAAAAAAAGATAGATACACTTTTAGAAATAGATTGTAGTTTGTATGCACATCTTGGAACTGATTCTACTAAAGCAGAGAAAGAAGAAGTAAAAAGAAAAAGCATAGAAATATATAGAACTATAAAAACATTAGATAAAAAACTTGGTGATGAATTACTTTACTCAGAAGATTTAAAACAATGAATATTACTAACGAAGATAATATGCAGCTAATGGCAAGGTATGAAGACAATTACTTTGACTTGGCTATTGTAGACCCTCCCTATGGTATAGGTGGTGGAACAAAAAAAACTGGCGGACTAAGTAAAAAAAATAGTATGACTAAATTTAAAAAACAAAATAAAACAAAAGGTT